TTCGGAGACTCCGCAAGTGGAGACTTCAATATCACATCAGGTAGCACCGCTTCGCACATCTACGGTACTCCAGGGACCTACACAGTCACCTTGAGCACCAACGCAGGCACCGCAACTGTCGAGGTCACGGTCCTGCCGCAGTACGAGATCACCTACGGCCCTCAGACGCTGTTCATCCCCATCCGTAAGATTGACGACGATGACTTCAGTAGCATTGGTCTCCGTGGTCTTTCGAGCACCTACCCACAGTTCTGGTACGACAACGGAAACTTCCCACTGCGCACCATCTCCCTGTGGCCCGTCCCCGCTCAGGCCTTCGCGATTGAGCTCTGGTGCTGGGAGCCCATTACTCAAGAGACAGACCTGGACGCGGAGCTCAACCTCCCACCTGGCTATGAGCGTTACCTGCGCTACAAGCTCGCTGTTGAAATCGCTCCTGAGTTTGGTGTTGAGGTCGCTCCTGCGGTCCTTGCCTCCCTCCAAGAAGCAGAGAACAACATCAAGCGTCTGAACCAACAGACACCAAAGGCCCATCCATCCGCGCACTACCAGAGCACGAGCAACGGCTCAGGTGTGCCGGCCATTGACATCGTTGGCTTCCAGTCCGGTCGCTGGATGCTGCCTGGAGGTCGCTAATGGCTGAACGACTAACAAAGATTGGACTGAATTTCATTGGCCCAAGCTATGAGGCCCGCTCTCGGACGTTTGACAGCGCACGCACCGTCAACATGTACCCTGAGTTGTCCAACCAGCCAGGTAAGAACGGTGAGGTTGGAGCGCTCTACAGCAACGAAGGTCTCAAGAACGTCCAGACGATCGGTACTGGTCCCATCCGCGGCAGCCACGTAACCGCCTCAGGCGATGTGGGTTTCGTGGTCTCAGGCAACGAGGTCTACCTCATCACCTCCGCTGAGGGCACCGCAGTTGCCGTTACGGGTAACCTCCTGACCTCCGCTGGTCAGGTCTCGATTGCGGACAACGGCATTCATGTGATGATCGTGGATGGACAGTATGGCTACACGATTGACCTCGAGGAGCCTACACCGACGCTCACCCAGATTGTGGACGACAACTTCTATCCAGCGGACACGGTGGACTACCTCGGTGGCTACTTCATCCTGGACAAGAAGGGAACCTCATTCTTCTTCTTTAGTGAGATCGACAGCATTGACTTTCCTCCTCTGAATGAGTCCTCCGCCCTTGCCTCAACGGACAACGTGGTCGCGGTGAAGGTCCTGAACAACCAGCTCTTCGTCTTTGGCACCCGCACGATTGAGGTATGGACCCAGACCGGTGCAACCGCGGCTGCTCCATTTGACCGTCAGACCGCCTTCAATACTGGCATTGGTGCAACCTTCAGCCTTGCACTGCTTGCCAACACGGTCCTGTGGCTAGGCAAGAACGAGCAGGGTGACGGCATCGTCCTCTCAATGGAGAACAACAGCCCAACTCGAGTGAGCAACCACGCGATTGAGCACCTCCTTCAGAAGCAGGGTGACCTCTCTTCCTGCGTCGCCTATGGCTACCAGAGCGAGGGACACTACTTCTACGTCCTCAATGTCCCCAATGCCAACACGACCTATGTGTATGACCTCGCCACCCAGATGTGGCACGAGCGTCAGAGCACCCACCCGGATGGCAGCCAACGGAGGCACTACGGTCAGACGCACATGTTCCTCAATGGTGAGCACATCATCGGGGACTACCGCAATGGAAACCTCTACATCTACGATAGAGGAACCTTCACAGACGACGGGTACCTCCTTCGTCGGATGCGCCAGTGCCCACCGATGGCCGCAGGTGTTCAGTTCTTCACCGTGAGCAGCCTCGAGATTGACGTCCAGTCCGGCGTTGGCTCCCTCACCCAGAACCCTCGAGTCGCCCTGCAGATCTCGAAGGATGGAGGCTTCACCTGGGGGAACCCAATCTACGCCTCACTTGGTAAGCAGGGTGAGTACCGCTGGCGCTGCCGCTGGCGGATGCTCGGTTATGGCCGTGAGTTCGTGTTCCGAGTTTGGTGCGATGACCCCAACAACGTGGTCTTCCTATCAGCTTGGATGAATACCCAAGTAGGAAGCGCCTAATGTCCAACATCATCCATCACTTCAACGGTGGTCTCTACACCAAAGAGATGCACCTTGACGCTGGGGACACCATCATCAAGCACACTCATGACTACGACACCAGTCCATTCTGGTTCAAGGCGAGGTCGTGCTATCAGCTGGTGGGGAGCTCCAAGTTCTGACCGCGCCCGCGGTGATAAATATCAAGGCCAATGTGGAACACGAAGCACGAGCCTTGACGCCTGTCATCTGGCTCTGCCAGCACATCACAAACTGCACCGACCCAGATGAGGTCGATAATGTCCTCATCGGACAAGGAGAAGCATAATGCCAGCAATGATCATTGGAGGAGGCCTCTCGCTGCTTGGCGGTCTTATGGCCTCCTCGTCCGCCAAGCGCGCTGCTCGCGAACAAGCTCGAGCACAGATGGAAGCGGCTCGAATTCAGCAGGAAGCCATCAACAAGCAAATCGGAGCGCAGGTCACCGGTACTCAAGCTGGTCTGGACGTTATGTCAGGTCAGCGGATGGCCGGCGAAACTGCTCTTGCAGCGCTGATGTCCGGTCTCGGCCTTGGCCCATATCAAGCACAGGGGACACAGCAGGTTGGTGGAGGCTTCCTTGACAAGCAGGGCAACGCCTACACCGGCGAGACCTTCACGAACGACAAGGGACAGACGGTTGATGCGCAAGGTAACGTCCTTCAGACGGCTCCTGGCTTCACTATCAAGGGCATCACGCAGGAGCAGGCCGATGCTGCTGCTTCACCCTACGCTGGCACCTTCCTCGAGAAGTTCACCTACAACGACCTCACAGCAGATCCTTCATATCAGTTCCGCCTGAATGAAGGTCGTCGCAACCTCGAGGCCAGTCTTGCGGCTCGAGGTAACCGCCTTGGCAGCCAGTCTCTCAAGGACATCACGAACTACGGCCAAGAAGCCGCATCTCAGGAATATCAATCCGCCTTCCAGCGCTTTCAGACCGAGAAGCAGCGCCAACTACAGCAGCTTCAAGCTGCCCTTGGTTTCACCGGAGCAACTGGTCAAGCCGCTGGCAGCCTTCAGGGTGCCGGTCAACAGATTGGTCAAGGTTACGCTCAACAAGGCCAGGTCATGGGACAAGGTGTCTCGAATGCCGGTAACGCAATGGCAGGTGGCATCGTTGGAAGCACGAACGCCCTCGTTGGCGGTCTCCAGGGTATCGGTCAGTCCTACCTTGCTAACCAATCGATGAACAACCTGATGAACCTGTTCAACCAATACATGAACCGTCCAAGCGGCGGAATGACCACCACCGTGCCAACGGGCGGTAACAGCTGGGACCTCCTAAGCGGTGGTATTCCAACGCTTGGTGGAACAGGACCATAAGGAGAGATTGATGGAACCCATCGCACTACAGGTAAAGCCAATGCAGTTTGATGCACTTGGCGCGGTCAAGCAGGGTATGGAGCTGGCCAATCTTGGCATTCAGCCTCTACGCCTTGCACAGGAGCTGCGTCAGGCCCAGATTGCTGAGCGACAGGCCCTCATCCAAGAGAAGGAAGCCCAGCGCGCGCTGGACATGCGTCTCTATGAGGACAATGCACGCAAGTCCATCGGTGAGATCATGCGTCGTCACACCAAGAAGGACGCACAGGGGCGGACCGTTGTTGATCACGATGCCGCGCTCACTGAGGCACGAGCAGCTGGTCTTGACCCGTCCTTCACAACGGAGCTCGAGTCCAAAGTGCTGGCGAACCGAGCTTCTGGTCTCAAGACTGGGACGGATGCTGACAACTTCTTGAAGGGCGCCTTCAACGAGGCAGCGGTCGTGATGCGCGGTATGTCCGAAGGTCAGGCCGCTGAATACCTTGATGGTCGAGTAAAGATGATTGCTCGAGCAAGCGGTATTCCAGAGGAACTGGTTCAGGACAGCGCTATCCGTATGTTCAACTACAAGCCAGGCTCAAGCCTCACGAAGAACGCGGAGGCCATCGTCACCGCGCAGTCCATCAGCCCTGCACAGGAGGTACAGAACAGGTTTACTGAGACGCAGCTCAAGCAAGCTTGGGAGTCCATTACCCAAGCAGGTGTTGCGGCACTCACTGGACCTGAGGCCCGCAACCGTAACAGCCCGGTCAGCAAGTCCGCACAGGTGCTTGCCATCAACTCCCTTGGTCCAACCGCTGACCCGGCGGAGGTTGCACGTATCAAGCAGATGTCCGCCGCTGAGATTGCCAACCTGCCAGGTATGCGTGAGGTCCTGACCTCCAACGTCCGCCCAGCAGCTGACCGCGGAGCACAGGCAGCAGGTGCGGTTGAGGCCGACATCCAGGCACAGTTCTTCGGTAAGCTTGAGCGCGCTGCCATGAAGGTTGCGCGTGGTCGAAAGGCACCGGAGCTTACACCTGCCAACATCATCGCCAACAAGTTCAACCAAGCGCTGCTGGACGACCCGGATGTCCGTGAGTACGTCACCCTCATTCAGGAGGCAAATACCAAGGGAATTCCAATTCCACAGGACGCTGCCGGTCCTTCAAGCGTTGCACAGATTGCGCGAGGCCAGCAGCAGCTCAAGCGTGGTGAAGCTCAGCGCCGCACAGGCGCGGCCGCACAGGGCCGCTTCACACAACCTGAAGCACCTGCCCCAGCACCAACGCCGGCACCTGTCTCTCGCAAGGCTGGACCTGGCGAAGTCCTCGTGCGTCGTAAGTCAGACGGGAAGGTGGCGGCAATGCCACGTGACAAAGCGCGAGCTGCAATTGCGACGGGAAGGTTTGAGGAGGCACGATAATGGCTCTCAAGGACCTCATTGACACCCTGCGTGGTTATGGCGAGGGTGCCACACTTGGCACCATTCGCTACCCCCAAGCGCTGCTTTATTCTCGTGTTATGGGCGTACCATATGAGGAAGCTCTACAGCGTGTAGCTGAGCAGCGACGCGAGTCTGAACAAAGCACTGCATATCAGCTTGCCAATCTTGGCGGTTCATTCGTCCCTGCCATCGCTTCAGGCGGTGGAGGCATTCCTGCTATCATCGCTAAGAATGCGCTTATGGGCGGTGTCGAGGGATTTACCTCACGTGACGGAATGGAAGGCGCAGCGCAAGATGCTCTTCTCGGTGCGGGCCTTGGGGGAACCATCGGTGCGCTTGGTGGTGCGGTGCAGAAGGCGCAGGATCTCACGCGCAAGGTTGCAGGTCGATTTCCTGAGGTCCAAGAAGCACATCTCAGTAAGCTATCAAAGCGCAAGCAGGAAGCACTTGAGAAGGTCCTTCAAGATCCAAACGCTCGAGAGGCGGTTGAATACGCCACACAGAATGCTGCACCGATGGGCGCCAAGGTTGTTCGTGGATTTGACCCACGTGTTCCACTCGATCAGGCGATCAACGCCAAGAAGCGCGAGGAAGCAGTTGATGCAACCCTGAAGATGATCCGTCGCAAGGACAACCCGCTGAATGTCTCTCCTGAGACACAGAAGGCAGCACG